GAGGTGATGCGGCTCACGTCCCAGGTGGCGATCGGCTGGTTGAAGCGCACGCGTCCGTCGCGGCCGCCGTAGTAATTGCCCTGGGTCTGGACGAACATCTGCTCCATCGAGGTGAGGCTGGTCCAATTGCCCAAGGAAAACGGGCTGTTCATCTGGCTGTTGGCGAAGGCCTGGAACACATCCGTNACGCGTCCCACGTCCCAGTTGGCGCAATTAGGCCCCGTTCCATCGGAGCGGAAGAAGATNCGCCGCAGGGTCTCGATGTTGCGCGTGTCCATGTCGCGCAGATCGGCCGCACAGGAACTCTCGTAGAANAGNTCCTCGAAGCTGGTNACNGTCTCNGGGATGTTGGGNGTGATGTATTCGAGCGCCGTGGTGGTCTGGCGAANNGCGCCGCGCAGNGAGGTCAGCCCCATGGCGAAGCCGATGTTCTCGACCCGGACCAGCGCCTTCTGATCGATGCTCTGGCTGGTGCCATACCAATCGAGACGGCCGGTGATCGTGACGGTGACGCGTGGGCCTGCGCTTTCGGCATAGAGATGCGGCTTGATGCCCGCTGTCGTGAACCGCTCAGAGCTGCCATCGCCCCAGTCGATGGTGACATCGAGGGGGTTGTTCACAGTGCCGCCGCCGAGGGGGATATGGATCGTGCGCGCCGTGGCCAGCGTCAGATCATAGACGAGGATCAGCGAGGCCGCGCCCAGAAAGAAGCTGCGCGGGCTCGACCAGGCCGAATAGATCACAGGGGCAGATGCATTGACCCGCCCGCCATAGCGCGCGCGCCAGAGATAGTTCTGGGCAGGCTCGAGCGGCGGGATCGGCACGGTGGTGATCGCCCCGCCCGTGTGGGTCACGCTGACCAGCGGCGCCTCGACGCCCGGGATGGCGTTCGGGGCATAGAACTCGGTCTGGGTCTCGGCATAGCCATAGCCGAAGATCGCCGCGCTCTCGAAATCCGTGATGCGCACCGTGCCCGTGATCGCGTTCTCGCGCGTGAGCGGTGCCGGGCGTGAGATCAGCTCGGGAAACGTCTGCGTGTAGGGCACGGAGAAGTTCGACTGCGCGCCGCCCGTGCCCGTGTAGGCCGCGCGCCAGAGCACCCGATCGCCAGGGCCAAAGCCGTCCTCGGGGAACTCGATCTGGTACAGGTTGCCGAAACCCGGCACGATGCGGGTCAGCGCGCCGTCGAAATCAACCCCATTGGCGGAAATCTCGAAGATGATGCCGGTCTGCTCAAGGCCCGCGGGCGAGCGGAAGGTCGTGAGACGCAGCTGGGTGCGCTCATCGACGCTGAACGGCACAAGGGCGGCCGGGCGCAGGATCTCGTTATCCTCGATCGGCACGATCCATTCGAGCCCGTTCGAGTAGTAGAATTGGCCATCCTCGCCCACCACCGCCGCCCCGAAATACTGCCTTGGATCGAGCGGGATCGGGACGGGATAGATCAGCGACTGGCCGACGAAGCGACCGCGGCCAGTGCCGTAACGTAGCGCGCTCATGCGATCACCGTGAATTCTTCGCGTTGGTTGAGGATGAAGGAAAAATGCGCGACCGCCGCCTCGCCTGCCTCCACCTTCATCTGAAGCCGCTCGCCGGATTTGAGGACCTGGCGGTCGAGGCCGATGGAGAGGACATCGCCCGAGGGGGCGAAGGCGCGATCGAGGAGGAGCCAGGGGGTGTTGTTCAGCGCCAGAACCCGGATCGAGACGCGGACGGCGGCCTCAGCCGTGGGGGTGATCAGCACGCCGGTCATGATAGCCGCCGCCCCGACGCTGCGTGCGGGGTTCGGCCCTTCGGCCGGGATCAGGTAATCGGGCACATCATAGACGGTGGCCCATTCGGGACCGAGGGACCCGCGGACGACCTCGAAAAGGTTCAAGGGCGGGCGTGGCGTTGTGATGGTGGCCATGGCGATCAGGCTCCGAGACCGATGATGAGGGGAAGTGCAATGTTCTGGACCCCGCGCGAAAAGGCCTGGCCTTCGATGGTGTTCCTCTCGAAATCCACGCGCAGGTCCTCGCCGAGCCAGGTGTCGCCGGTCTCGGTGGAGAAGGTTGCGTAGATGCGTCCGCCGTCGGATTTGAGGATGGCGCTTGAGGGGTCAGGCGCGCGGCCGGTGCCGCGTTGGGCATAGGGCAGCGCATTGTAGTTCACGCCCGAGCCTGCATAGCTGAACTGCTGGCCGGTGGCTTCGATCACCGAGGGGAAGCCGGTGCGAAAGGCCTCGGGGGCCGCGACGACATCTGAAATCAGCCCAATCAGGGCGGCAATCATGGCTTGTGCGCCAGGATCGGTGATGCGGGCAAAAAGCTCGAGGCGGACCTGTTCCCAGGACGCGAGGAACAGCGGCACCAGCGCGATGGAAAACGCGTAGTCCGCATTCCAGTCGAAGAGCCCTTTGGCAAAGAACTGCGCGCCGCGGTCCTGGCCTGCGCGCAGATCACCGGCGAGGCTGCGCAGGAGCGTGCGGGTGTCGCGCTCGGCGAGCGCCTTCTGGCTGGCGGATAGGCCGTTCCAGTTGGCAAGCGTCGGATAGCGCGTGGTCATGAGGGCTGCGACAATGGCCTCGGTCTGGCTGGTCAGGATGTTGGCGGCAGCGGTGTAGGTGCGGATGAGGCTCTGGTCGGCCACGCCTTCGATGCGGATNGCGCGGCGGAAACCGGTGGCGGCAAAGGCGTANTCGCCGAAGGTGTTGTTCGAGTTGGCCACCGTGACCTGGCCNCCCTCGTGGGCCCAGAGGCCGACGCGCGACCAGTTGGTGAAGACCGAGACCAGNTGGACGAAGGCGTTGCGGGTGATGGCATAGCCNACGCCATTGGGGTTGATGGCGGTGAAGCTATCGACCACGACCGAGCGCAGGGGCGAGGATGGGGCAAGGACCGAGCCATCGGCCAGCAGGTTGCCACCACCGCGCGGCATCAGTGGATTGCCGGCCGGTTTGTCGATGGGCAGGACCATCTGGTCCTGGGGGAAGCTGTGGAGCTGCGAGCAATCAGCGATATAGGGTGAGCGGGTGATGATCTCGCCGGGCTTGAAGACAAAGGCCCAGCCTTTCCGTGGTGGGCCGCCGGCCAGCGTGTAGGGTTCATGGCGCAGCCCGGTGAAGGTGAAACCGCGCGCTTTGCAGCCATTGGAGAGGAGGAACATGTTGTTCTCCTCCTGGCCGATGGGCAGGCGCAGTTTGGTGACGCGCAGGTCATAGCCGTAGAGCGCGCAATTGGCGGGGATCACGGTCTCGGGCGGGACGGTGTATTCGCCGGGCTGGACGATGACGACGGCAGATTGCCCGAGGGCCGCGGCGCGTGTGAGGCCTTCGGCAATCGTGGCCAAGGGCGACGTCAACGAGGTGCCCTCGTTGATGTCCTGGCCATCCATCGTGACATAGAAGGTGCGCGCGACGGGGACGGAGACGAAGGGCAGCCGCTCGAGGGAGAGCACTTCGACATCAGTGGCATGGCCGGTGCCGAAGGTCTTGAGCCAGGGTTGGGCGTAGCGCGCGCCTGCGGGCGCGACGATCCGGGCCGGGCCGTTGGCCTCGGCCACCACAGAGGCGCGGATCTCGCGGCGACCATCGGCCACCCGGAGGCCGATCGAGGTGTCGATGGTGATGCGCGAGAGGAAAGCCTTGTCGGCGGCCAGCCAGTCCAGACCGCAGCTGATCGCATCATTTGCCGGGTCCGGGCTGTCGCTCGCCCGGCGATAGGTGGCGCGGAAGGCATAGCGTTCATCGGCTTCGATCGGGACCGGGGTGAGCCCGGTGATCTCCTCGCTGGCGGTCAGGCGCACGATCTTGCCGAAGGGACTTTGCGCGGGCAGGCCGCCTTCCAGGTCGAAAAGCTGCGGCGTATCGCCGGGGCGATGTTCGAGAGGCGTGTAGGTCTGCATGGGACGGGTCCGGTGGTGATGGCAGATCAGCAGCGCCGCGAGGTCGCGGTGGCTGATCGGGCTTTGAGCAACAATGGTCTGGCGAGACGCGCGTCCTCAGGCGAGGCGCACTTCGATCAGCGGGATCGCGGTGATCGAGCCCAGACGTTCGAGATCGAGGGTGACGTCGAGCGTGTCGGCATCAAAACGGACGGGCGTGTCGAATTCGAAGCCGGCCGTGACGGTGACGCCGGGATCGGGTGCCGTGTCGAAACTGACGATCCCGGCAGTGACATCCGCCGACCAGCCGGTGAACTGCTCGGCCCCGTTCAGCGCCACGCGGATCGTGCTGGCGACCGGCTTCACTATGCGGCGTTGGTAGGTCTCGGGGCCGCTGCCATAGGCTTTGACGAGGGCAAAGTCAGTTGTCGCGCCATCGCCCATGCCGATCTGCTGGTCGAGTTCGGAGACCCGGACGGATGGCAGGCAGGATTTGTAATCCGACCAGTCCTTGAACCGAAACGCCTGCAACCTGCCGCGGCGAGCCTCGAAGAAGGCGACGATCCGGGCGAGATCATCGGCGCGGCGAATGCCATAGGCGACATCGAAGCGGCGGCGTGACTGGGCCCAGGAGGCGTTGCGTTCCTCGAAGCCCGAGGCCAGTTCCACCACTTGGGTGCGCCGTTCCGGGCCCCCGCGTGCCCCGCGGCTGATGTCGTCGGGGAAACGCTCTTCGCAAAAGGTCATGGGATACTCCGTGATTACATGCCCCGTCGCCCGAGCGCGACGGCGCGGGCGATGTCGCTGGCCACCTGCGTGCGGGATTGCCGGAAGCTCTCGGCGTCGCGGCTCTGTATGGTGACGTTGATCACCGGGGGCGCGTCCCGCCCTGCAGCGCCTGCGCCATAGGCGACCGCTTCGCGGCGCGAGAGCACCCGTTCCCCGCGCTGCAGGATCGCAGGCACCTCGTCGGGTTTGAGACCGGCCCAGCCACCGTCATGCATTCGAGGCGCGGCAGCGAAAGCCATCGCCGGGACAATGCGCATCGGGGCGGGACCACCGACAATGCCACCCTGATGCAGGATGCCCGCGAAGAGACCGCCGCCGCCACCCAAACCACCAAGCGCGCCCGAGAGCGCATTGGCGATCGGCCCGAGGATGAAGCGCCGCGCGGCGATCACCGCGAGATCAGCCAGGATCGAGGACACCAGGCTCTTGAAGTCGAGCTTGCCGGTCGTGACGAAGGTCCGGAACGCGCTTTCCGCCGACTGAAACCCCGAGACCAGCGATTGACCGAGGCCTTTGCCGAGATCCATCGCCTCGCGGGCATAGTCGGAGAGGCTCTGCGCGACCGCGCGCCAGCCGGTCGCAGCTTGTTCGGCAGCTTGCGTGGCGGCGCCCCCAGCGCCTTGTGCCGCTGCACCTGCCTCGTCCGCAGCGTTGCCTGCCGCGCCGGCCGCATTAGCTGTATCGCCGAGCGCAGCCGTCGTTCGATCCGCTGCCGCAGCCGTCTCGTCCAGCGCCGCGCTGCCTTCAGAGCCTGCGGAGGTGACAGCAGCCTTGAGGGCTTCCCAAGCGGTACGCGGCCGGTTCGCGGCCTCAGAGAGCATGGTGGCCGCTTCGGAATAGCCATCCGCCCGTCCGCGTGCGGCCTCGGCCATGCCGCCGAAGAGATTGGGCGTCTCGACGTAAGATCGCCCCATCGCCGCGCGAAACGCCTCTGCAGCGGCCGTGCCGGTTGCAGCGGCCGCCCCAGCATAGGGGTTCTCGATCCCTCCCAGATCGACAGGATCGAGCGTGCCGATCCGGACACCGCCTTCGCCGACGGCCCAGTCTGGCAAGAGCGACAGCGCGCTGTTCAGCCCTTCGATAAACCGGTTGATCCGGTTGACCACCGCATTGAGCATGGCCTCGACGCCGTCGATCAGCCCATTTGCCGCCTGGTAGGCGAAATCCCCGATGGTCTGGGGCAGCGCGCCCCAGATCGCGACCACCGCATCGAAGCCCCCCTGAAACGCCCCGATCGTGGCATTGGCCCAGCCGGTGACCGCCTCCGTCGTGCCTTGCAGCCCTTCATAGATAGCGGCCTGTATGCGGGCCCAGCCCGCCTCGACGCGCGCCCAAGCAGCAGAAGCGGAAAGAGAAAGCCGGTCCCAGGCCTCGGCGGCCACTTGGCCCAGAAGGCTCAAGGCATTGCCGACTCCGCCGACACTGCTGACAAGCCGGGTGAACTGGTAGATCAGCTCGCCCGCGCCCACGATGAGCGCGCCGATGCCAGTGCGGATGAGCGCGCCGCGTAGGAATACCAGTGCCGTGGCAAGACCACGAACCGACAGAGCAGCCGCGGCCATACCGGCAACCCAGCGTCCGGCGAGGAAGGCCGCGAAAGTCGCGGCATAGGTGCCGAGGCGCGTGAGATTGTCGAGGACGGCCGTGAAGGCGCGGTTGATCGGGCCGCCGGTCTCGGCGAGCCGCAGGAAGGCCTCGGCCATTGCCGTCACAGCGGGGGCAAGCGCGGCCCCGATCTGCACCCGCATCCCCTGAAACACCTGGCCCACGCCGATGAGCGCAATCTCGGTGCGCCGCAGCGCAGACAGCGCCTCGCGGTCGAGCACGGTCCCAAAGCCTGCGGCCCGTTCCCCCAGCCGCGTCATCTCGGCACCGCCATTTTGCAGGAGCGGGATCAGCCGCGTCGCATCCGAAGCCATGGCCTCGAGATAAAAGGTCATCTCCTGCTGGGAGAGGCCCGCGCGTTCAAGCGAGGTGACGTAAAGTTGCAGGGCCTCCGGGCCGGACAAGCGCGCGAATTGTTCCGCCGTGACGCCCACGCGCGGGGCAATGTTCTCGAAGAAATCCGCCATCGGGCCACCGCCCGTCTGCAGGAAATCCCCGACCCGGTCGTTCACGTCCTTCAGGATATCGGCCAGCTTCTCCTGCTCGATCCCGACCGTGGCCGAGGCCGCCGACCAGCGCTGGAAGACATCGGGCGTCGCATTGGCCACCTGCGCGAACTGCTGGATCTGTGCCGCGCTCTGCGCCGTTGTGCGCACGATGACGCCCAAGGCGGCGGTGGTTGCGGCGGCTGCCGCGCCCATGGCGACACCGACGCGCCGCGCGAAACCCGCAAGCCGCGTGTTGGCCGCCTCCGTCTCGCGGGACAGACGCCCAAAGCCTCGCGCTCCGGCGTCGCCGACACCTTCGAGTTCGGCCCGGACCTGCCGTCCGCCCACGGCCGCAAGGCGGACGCTGACGCGCTTCTCTGCCATGGGTCGGATCCTTCCGCGGAAAACTTCGTTCAAAACGCGAACGAGGTCAGGAGGAGGCGCTGATCACCGACCGCGCTTCTTCATTCAGCTTGCGCACCATCACCGCTTCGATGGGCGGCAGCAGTTCGGCCACCGCCAGAGGCGGAATGTCTAACGCCCCGGCCATGGCAAATGCCGCCGTCATATCCCAGCCGATGACGATGGCGCTGTTCGCACCGGAAACGATGCGCAGCTGGCCACCGAGGCGCTGCACGAGATCCCAGACCGCGATGCCTTCGCGGGTCAGCGGGCGGTTTTGCCGCGCCGGGCAGTCTTCGCAGCGGCTCGCGCAGGCGGCGCAGTAGCGATCGCCCCCGCCGAAGACCCAATCGGCAAGGGCGGTGAGACGTTTTTTTCTGCGTCCAAGAGCAGCCCCTTCGAGACATACACCGTCTGGAACGCCTCGAAGACCGGCCAGATATCCAGCAGCGCGTCGATCGCGGCGGGGCTCACCGGCAAGGGTTGGCCCTCCGCATCGCCGACGCCCTCCCAATCGAGGATCGCTTGCCTTGCCAGCGCCTTGGCCATGGTCAGCGCCAAGGCTTCGGTGGCAACCGCATCCTCTGCTTGCGCTGCGGCGATACCCAGTGCCGGATCAGCACGGGCCGCGACCATCAGCGCGGTCGTCAGGGGGCGCAGCTGGAGGCGCAGGCCCGGGATCAGCTCGACCCAGCGGGGCTCATTGGTGAGATCGAGCGTCAGCATCTTCAATACTCCTCCACCGCATTCACCAGCGTGACCCGGCACATATGACCCGCCGTGGCATCCTTGGCGGCCTGCCAGTCGAAACTCGCCTGAATGCCCTGCGGCCCGGGGATCTCGACCCGTGGCCAGGGCAGATAGACAGCCGGCACCTCGACCGTCAGGCTTTCGCCCGAGGGCAGCGCATAGCCGAAGCTCAGCGCGCAGGCCTCGCCCGCGATCGCCTGGTCGATCAGCACTTGATCGGCAAAGCGGACCTCCAACCGGCCGGTCAGCGCCGCCATGCCGGGATCGGCGCCTTCGATGCGCCCGTCGTTGCGGATGGTCTCGATCCGGTCGATGCCATTGGCATAGGTGATCTCGGCTGAGACGATATTGCCGAGCGGCTGGCCATTGCGGGTGATTGCCCCGTTGAAATGGCCGAACCTCCGAAACGCTGGCACCTCAGGCGTACCGATCGTCGAAGCTGCCGCGACGCTTTCGCCCTGCGCGATTAGCCGGGCGGTCGCCGTCAGCAGCCCCGAGCGCGCCATCTGCCAGCTGAGTTGGTCCAGCACGCAGCCAATGGCCAGCGCATAGCGGGGCACTTCCGGCATGGCCGTCTCGATCGCCATCGAGGGCAACGCCCAGCCGCCCGAGTTGAACACGTGGGTAAATGGACCGGGCTCCAGCCCCGTCGTGACCGGGGCGCCAAAGGCCGCCTTCAGCCAGACCCCGAACCCCACCGTGTCGATCGGCACGACCACATCACCATCGGCGGTGACCGCATCGGCCAGCGGGGCCTGCGGATCGCGGCCGTAGCCCAGAAGTTCTGACGCCAGGAGCGGCTGTTCAGCGCCGAGCGTGCTGCTGACAAAGGGCATCTGCCACCAGCCCGCCTCGGGAGCGGTGCCGTAGATCGTCTCGAAGGCAAGCGCCAGCCTTGCCCGGGCGCCATGCGCTCGTGCCATGTTTGTCTCCAATTCTCGTGAAGGGCTCAGGCCAGGGGATCGGCCGTTGAATAATGCAGCACCACCGGAATGATGGCCGCCTTCAGGCTAGCGGCGCCCTCGACCGGCAGGTCGACCGGGCGCGGCGCTTCCGCCTCGATCCAGTCGCAGAGGCCGCCCAATGTGCGGTCGGCGGCAAGGGCCGTGCCGATGCTGGCGGTCAGCGTGTCGAAGGCGGCGTCACGCACCACGCCCTGGACCACCGCTTCGATTTCGGCCCGGTGTTGATAGTGGTACCGCATCGGCGAAAGCGTCACTTCTGGCTCTCCCGGTTCACCGTCCCGCAGGATCAGCAGGCCAGCAGCTGGAATGCGTTCGGGCAGAACCTCCCCACGCAGGGCAGTCGCAGGCAGCGCCGAGAGCCGCGCGTGCAGCGCGGTGAGGATGATTTCGCGGGGTGTGGGCATGGGAACTTTTCGCACCTCGAAGCGAGCGCGGATTACTCTAGTACCGTCTGTGGGCTCGCAAAACGACGCCGACGGGCCTTCCGTTTTCTGGTTCAACGGCGACGACCACCCGTGTCTTGGGCTCCTGCAACACCTTGATCGCGTCAAAGAACGACGATCCTGCGGGCATTTCCCGAAAGCCAGCCGCAGCATCAAGGTTGTCCAGTATGTCTGCGACGGTATGGTCGTTCAGATCGATCATGCCGCCGAGTTCAGACGCCTTGGCCGTCAGGTAACTCACCACATGCTGGTGCGTCATTGCCCCGATGACGCGGCCATTCTCGACACAGACAAAGGCAACGGAGCTTTGGAAGTCTTGGGTCGACAGTTGCCCAAGCGTCGATGCACGTTCGACGATCTGGAACCTCTGATCTGCTCGGCTTGCCAAAGTCACAGGCGCGGATCCTGACTGGTTTGGGCGAGAGCGCATGACGACACTAACCGTTGAATGATGCCGCATCCATTCGGCTGTCACCTTGCACCGAAGATCCACCAGTTTGATGATCTTTCCATGCAAGTCAGGGACGTTCGCGTCGAGGATAGGCTCATGATGAGCGACCCTGTTCCTCAGCCAGTTGATTTCTCTCACAAGCACTTGGATTTCGTGACGCCCCTCGCCGTGGGACAAGCCTGGAAACGCGACATTGGCTTTGGTTCGCCAGAGATCCGCGTACTCGACACGAAACAGGTTGGACCAGAAATCGAAGGTAAGTTCCGCGATCACTTTTCCACGGTCATAGGACCGCGCTCGTTCTATCGCCTTGTTCAAGGCGCCGAGGCTTTCCGGCGTCAGCGTGCTGTCGCGAAAGTCGTCGTCCTGGTGCCATGCAGGTCCATAGAGCGTCGACAGGACGCCATCGACCGCATTGCGCAGTGTGACTTCCGCTACGCCCAGAGGGAAAAGGAACGCTTTTGCCAGCCTTGCGTTGTAGAGATANAGCGCGAAGGCNAAANNTTCGTTTCCATTGGCCTTNGCGAGNTANGNTGCGAACCGCGGCTCCGAGAGCGAGGCCTTGAGCGACTCGACCGTTGCNGCATCGTACGGGTATGGAACTTGACTCTCGGCCATCCCAGGGGTATCCACCTCTCACAGAGCAGTCGAAATGGCCCCACTGGCTTTGCTACGCGCCTTCGACATCAGATTAGAGCACCAGGTCGGGCGAGCCCCCACCTGGTGTTTCTGTTTTGGCCCTTTCGCTTTGTGTTTTCAATGGCGGATACGACCGCCCACTATTCCAGCCGGCCCTCCACCCAGTTCGCCACGATCAACCCCGGCACGGCGTCATGCGCCCGCTCGGCATC